GCGTCTCGTCAGGAGCCTGCCAAGGAGGATCCGGCTAAAGATGAGCCGGCCAAGGATGAGCCGGCTGAAGCCGGCTGAGCGTATGTGGTCCCTCGGTATGGGGGACCACTTAACGCTCGTTAAGGGATATATGGCCCACTTGATTACATATATCCCATTGACACCAGCCTTACTGGTGTCCTATACTATACATGTGAGGTGACTACATGGATCCACTGATAGGCATGGGTTTGCTAGGTTTGGCAGGCGCTGGAATAAATGCCTGGTCAGCTCATGGTATTAACACAGACAACGTTGCTCTCGCTCGCGAGACCAATGCGCTTAATGAGAGGCTGATGAGAGAGAGTTGGCAGCGAGATGATACAGCGGTGCGGCGTAGGGCAGCGGACTTGAAGGCTGCTGGTATGTCCCCTCTTTTGGCTGCTGGTGGTGCGGCCGCTAATAGTGGGCCTGTGAACATGCATGCGCCCCAGAAGCAGCAAGAAGTGGATGTTTCGCAGGTTTTAGGCGCTATTGCCCAAGGTATGTCGATTAAGCGGACTGAGGCCGATATCCGTGCCCAGGAGCAGCAGATGCAGCTAGCTGGCGAAGCTATGGATTTGCAGCGGCACAAGGTGCTTGCTGAACTGGCATTGGAGTCTGAGCGGTTGGCACTTGCGTATGGTGCATCAGATAGAGATGCTGAGCGGCTTACACATGAGATTCTTCGCTCAAACGCAGAACGCTCGCTGAAGGTGTCTCAGGAGCGCAAGATAGATCAGGATTGGGAGCATAGTGAACATAATTTGAGAATTTCTAAGGAGAGAGGATTGAGGACTACCGATAGCTGGTATGCTATCGAGAAGCCCTTACATGATATCATCAAGCGGCTTTTGCCGTAGAAAGGAGGTAGCTATGAGAGGTCGACGATCTAAAGGCAGGCGCATTCGAAGGATTCGTTCGTACCACGCTGCTCGTGGCGGAATTCGTCTTTGAAGTGTCCTTTTTCGTTTGCCCTCCGCGCGCCCGGAGGGCAGTTGATTCACACGAGGTTAGCGCATACAAGCGCAATTTTGCAAGGAGTTGTAGTGCCTTGCGGGAGGTGTATTATTTGTCGTCGTAATCGCGCAGCAGAATGGGCTGTACGGCTCCAACATGAGGCCGAGTATCACCAGAAGGCTTGTTTCATCACGTTGACGTATGATGATGATCATCTGCCGTATACATCAACTGGGGAACCGACTCTGAGTAAGCGCGATTTTCAGCTTTTTTTGAAGAGGTTTCGGAAGTTTATCAACGGTGACCGGATCAAGTATTTTGCATGTGGCGAGTACGGATCGGTCACGCAGCGACCACACTACCACGCGCTTATTTTTGGTTGGCAACCTGATTGGTCTGAGTTGCGTGTTGTTAAGCGTGGTGTGTGTCTGTCTGACAGACTCGCCCAGTTGTGGCAGAAAGGAGGTGTACAGGTAGGATCTCTTACGCCGCAGTCGATCCACTACGTGACAGGGTACTTACTCAAGGCTGGCAAGTCGGCAGGCGCCCGGGCCAAGCCCTTTACCCTTGCATCGAAGGGCCTGGGCCTGCAGTACGCTCTGGATCACAAGGACGTGATCCGTACGGGCGCCCTTGTCGTGCGTGGCAAGCCTGGCCCCGTACCCAAGTACTATCTCAAACACGTCTCGGTGGACCCGGACGCCCGCGTCCGACGGCAGATTGATTTGGAAGTACGTATCAGGCTGAGGAAAGGATTCACGCATAAACAGATAGGGAGAGAGTACGCGAAGCTGATCAAGTCTTTAGGCCGAAGTAGACGCCAGGCCGCGAGGAATCTGGAGGCATCAGAGGCTATAAGACATCGGTCAGCTTCGGAAACTGAACTCTAACCGGACGGGGTTTGCGTGCAAACCGCGTCCGCTCGCGGGGGTACCCCGCGAAAGAAAATCAATCAAGGAGTAGTTGTATGACGAACCTCTACGCAGTCCGAGACACGGTAGCAGAGACTTACGGAAGTCCTATGCCTGCCCGCAACGACAAGGTGGCCGTACGGTATATGGTCGACTCGATGAGGAGGCAGCAGCTGACGGCCCAGGCCCAGATGGAGATGGAGCTTTGGCTCGTGGGCGCCTACGACGAGGAGACGGGAATGCTGCACCCTGTCACGCCCCGGAAAATTGACGTAGGCTATTCCCCCGCTCAGGATCTTACCGATGTCAAGTGATACTCGGTACTTGTGTTTGTACGAAGACGACGAAGGCTATTACGCCCCCAATTTTTATGAATCGCTTGAGGAGGCCCTCGAATGGTCAACCGAAATGCGCAGTTGGATAGCATCGTTAACGGACGATGCTCGGAGGAAGATCAGACTCCCGCGCTATGTCGTGCATGCAGGAAAGCTGTCGCTTGCCAATGGCGTGGTAATCCCATGCTCTGCCCACCGTCTAAATGCTACGGCGTTGAGTTGGAGCGGCGTCGAAGAGAAAGGAGCAATAGATGAGCGGATCTAATGTGTACAATTTGATTGGCCCCGCCCGCCCAGGGCGGAGCGCTTTTGATCGATCACATCTCAAGCTGTTTGATTGTTCAATTGGTCAACTGATCCCGGTTTTGGTTGAGGATGTGCAACCCGGCGATATCGTTGAGATTGCAAATGCAAATGTTATTCGGGCGCAACCTCTTGTTGTGCCGATTTATCACAGGCTGGAGGTATTTTCGCACACGTTCTTCGTCCCATACCGCCTCCTTATGCAGGATTGGGAGAGGTTTATCACTGGCGGAGCTAGCGGCGACCTTACGGTGACTTTGCCAATTGTTCTTGAGGCGTATCAGTGGTCTGGTAATGTTCTTGTTGATAGGTATTCGTTGTGGGACTATTTTGGGTTCCCCATTGCCAACGTTGAGAACGGAGGTGTGCAGCCAACAAACTCGATGCTGTGGACATCTTCCCCGGATGTGTTGGACTTGCCTTGGCGTGCTTATTGGGCAATTTGGCGAGACTATTACCGCGACTCAAATCATCAACTTAATTTTCCAAATCCCAAGTCTCCATTTGTCGGAGATATTAACCCTAGAAATGTCCCATGTGGTGATGACTTTGTAGAGCAGTTGAGCGCGCTGCAAGAGTATTGTTCCCAAGGTGTATCGCAAGACGGTTTCTGGGTCAGTAATCAGGTCGCCTATCGGTGCTGGGCCAAGGATTATTTCACTTCTGCTTTGCCTTGGCAGCAGCGCGGTACGTCCCCTGCAATTCCGATTTCCGGTACCACTAGTGCCCAGTGGGCAGCTAATCTTTTTGGATCATTTACATCTTCAACTTTACCTTCAAACGTGCGGAGTCCGTATTTTCCTATGGATCCTGACGTGCCATTCTCGACGATGTACGGTGATACTGATGATGGCACTGGACCAAATGACGGAGACGCCTCCAAGGCTTGGCGGAATTTTCTGAATTCGAATAATGTTAATTTTGAGGCTACCGGAGTGGATATCTCAGATCTTCGGTATGCGGTACAGGTCCAGCGTTGGATGGAGCGTAATGCGCGAGGAGGATACCGGTATAACGAATTTATCAAGGCTCATTTCGGCGTTAGCCCGCGTGACGAGCGTTTACAGCGACCCGAGTATATTGGTGGATCTCGCCAGCCCGTGATCATCTCGGAGGTGCTACAGAGCTCTGCGACGGTTGAGGACAGTCCCCAGGGTAACTTTGCTGGTCATGGTATGTCGGTTTCGCAGTCTTTTAATGGCAAGTACCGTGTGCAGGAGCATGGCATAATCATGACCATTATGAGTATCATGCCTGAGGCTGTGTATCAGCAGGGTATCCCACGGCAGTGGCGTCGCAAAACTCGTTTTGATTTTTACTCACCCGAGTTTGCACATCTATCAGAACAGGAGATCCTCAAGTCTGAGATTTGCTGGATCAAGGATCCTACCTTTGATGACCAGAGGTTTGGTTTTCAGGGTGCATTTGATGAGTATCGTACGGCTCAGTCAGTTGTTTGTGGCAAGATGGCAACTGACTTTAATGCCTGGACTCTCTCGCGTATTTTCGATAATGTTCCCTGCCTCAACGAGAAGTTCCTTACTCTTGAGGATACATCTAAGTACCGTCGCGAGGCTTGGGCTGTGCCTGGAGTTGTCAACAATTTAGAAGGTCAGTTTTTTGTCCAGTGGCGCAACATTGTGAAAATGTTACGCCCAATGCCGTATCTGCCTGAGCCTGGTCTTATGGACCACTTTTGAAAGGAGACAGCATGTATACTCGTTATAAGCCGTACAGGTCACCTCGTCACGAGCAGACCGGCGAACAGACGCTTGTCACTCGCGTACCTGTTGTCAGTAACAGCGATCGCATTGTGCAGATGCTTATGACCGGCAATTATTTGATGGCCGGTAAGGTTGGCTATGATTATGAGGCCGACGATAAGCTGCCTGACCGAATTGAGGTTAGGCCCGGTCGTGGTTGCGACATAGTCACTAAACTCGATTATGTGGCCGCGTTTCAGGCGCGGCTGCGTGAGCATATTACCGGGTTAGCGGCGTCTCGTCAGGAGCCTGCCAAGGAGGATCCGGCTAAAGATGAGCCGGCCAAGGATGAGCCGGCTGAAGCCGGCTGAGCGTATGTGGTCCCTCGGTATGGGGGACCACTTAACGCTCGTT